CTTTCTTGCGCAATCTGCAGAACGACGCCACCGAAATGCGTTTCCGCGCAGACCGTGACGGCTACACGCCTGACGGCCCCCTGGGCTACGTCATGAAGATGCTAGAGCAAATGCGTTCCAGCGTTGAGGTGCAGCTGCCTGGCGTCAACCAGCAGCCTGTGGTGCTTGACCCAATCACTGGCTTTGCCCTGCACAAAACCAGCTCGGCTGACACCTACCTAGAGGCGCTTGAAGCCAACCGCTGGCTTAAGGCAGCTGTGCAGCAAGGCATGCCGCATGCCGCATTTAAGTCAGTTAAAGGCGCTGACTACATGCCTGTGCACACAGAGTTCAACCTGCTGCAACAGCATCACCCCACGCCGATTGTGTTTTACACGCGGACCAACCTGTCGACTAAGCGGCCTGACGGGCGAGTCATCAACCTCAACAAGCTCACCAGCCGCGGCCTGCAGGTCACGCACAACGACACGAACGAGATCATTGCGCTTGGCGCAACGCTCAAGATCAACGGCAAAACGATGGAGCAGGCATTGGCAGAGCGCATTGCGTCACGCCAGTACCAAGCACTGTCGCCACGCCGGTCTGGCATCAGGGGCGAAGAGCAAAAAAGCGAGCGCCTGGTCGAGCTGTACGCAATCGTCAAGCAGTACAGAGAGCGGGCTGTCGGCATGTGGCTTGAAACAACGCCGCGTGGCAACGAGTTCCTGCAGGCGCACGAAGAAAAAGTTGCTGCCGACAACGAGCAGGACTTTATTGACGATCAGCGCAGAGCCGTTGAGCGAGAGGTGGCAGAAGCGCTGCGCCCTGTCATCGAGCGAGACGAAGCGATTGCTAGCGCACCACAAGGCAGTGGGCGCCTAACCCAAGAGGTTGGTAACTTTATTCAAGCAGTCGGAACCTAGCAATGCCGTTCGCAAAGGACTCTTACACCGGCAACGGCTCGACCAAGGAGTTCAATATCTCCTTTGCGTTTATCCAAGAGAGTCACATCGAAGTGGCTCTCGATGAGGTGGCTACTACGGCGTTCACAGTCGACACGTCGACAAGCCCTAAGAAGGTGGTGATGAACACGTTGGCGTCAGAGACGTCGACGCAAACCACTACGGGCGCACCAAAGACTGGCGTCAATGTCGTGGTGCAACGGCGATCAAGCCTCAACGCTGCGCTGGTCGACTACACCGACGGGTCGACACTAATCGCAGACGACCTTGATAAATCAAACCAACAGTTTCTGTTTTTGCTGCAGGAAAGAGACGACGAAGCGCAAGACAACATTCAGTCAACGCTCGCCGGCCAGGACGCACAAAACAAAAAGATTATTAACGTTGCGGACCCGACCGCAGCGCAGCACGCGGCCACCAAGAACTACGTCGACACTAACTTTCAGCCGCTTGACGCTGAGCTGACAGAACTAGCGACTATGTCGTCTGGCACCGCCAGCGCACTGGCAGATCTGACCCAAGCAGAGACACAAATCCTGGACGGCGCCACTGTTACTACGTCAGAGCTAAACACCCTTGACGGGATTACTGCGTCTACAGCCGAGCTAAACAAGCTCGACGGAGTTACTGCCAGCACTGCAGAACTCAACAAGCTGGACGGCGTTACGTCGACCACCGCAGAACTAAACATTCTCGATGGAGTTACGGCCACTGCCGCAGAAATCAACACGCTTGATGGCATCACTGCCAACACAGCAGAGCTAAACAAGCTTGATGGCGTCACAGCATCAACGGCTGAGATCAACAAGCTGGACGGCTTGACGCCTACAACCGCAGAGCTGAACTTTGTCGACGGCGTTACCTCTGCAATTCAAAACCAGATCAACGGCAAGCAACCGCTTGATGCTGAGCTGACAGAGCTGGCCACAATGCCAGCAACTACTGCATCTGCTCTTGCTGATCTAACTCAGGCAGAGGTGCAGGTGCTCGATGGCGCCACGCTTAGCACTACAGAGCTAAACAAGCTGGATGGCGTCACGTGCAGCACGTCAGAACTCAACATTCTCGATGGCGTTACTGCGAACGCTACTGAGCTAAACGTCACTGACGGCCTGACTGCATCTACGTCAGAGCTGAACCAGCTGGATGGCAAGACGATCAGCAGCACGCTGACACCTGCCAACACCAACGACATTCCAACCAGCTCAGCAGTCAACACGTTTGTGTCTGGCTTGCTCAACGCCCTGGGCGGCTTCGTTGCCATTCCAAACGAGACCAGCTTCCCGACAACTAACCCTGACCCCAGCGACAACGCTGGCACGGTGGTGTCGATTGCTGATGCAGGCGGCATTGTTGTTGACGCTGCCGGCGCAAGCACCACTAGCCGCACAACCGGCAACGTTACGGTCACAATTACTGGTTTCCCCACCAGCCTGCGAAGCAGCACGTTGGCCGCCGGCCTGGGCCTGCAGGTGCAGACCACCACAACTCTCAACACTTACACCTATCACAAACTCATCGCTAAAGAGGCTGACGTCGTTCAGCTCAGCGATGACATCAATGATTTCCAGGCCCGGTATCGCGTATCAGATAACGCGCCGACGACAGATCTGGACGAAGGCGATCTCTGGTACGACAAGACCGCCAACAAAATGAAGGTGTACGACACCAGCACTTCTGCGTGGAAAGAAGTGCAGTCCGTCGGCAACTTCTTCATCAACACGCTGTCGTCGTCAAGCGGCACAGGTGGTGGGTCTCCTGTATTTAATGGCAGCGCCTATCGGTTTACCCTTAGCAACGCTGGCGCTAACGCCCAGCAAATGCTGGTCAGCGTCAATGGTGTAATCCAAAAACCAAACAGCGGCACTAGCCAGCCATCTGAAGGTTTTGCAATTGACACCAACGACATCATCTTTGCTGCTGCACCCGCAACTAGCGCTAATTACTTTATTGTCACCATCGGCTCGACGGTCAACATTGGCCAGCCCAGCAACAACACGGTCGACACGTCAGCGTTGGTCGATGGTGCTGTTACTAACGCCAAGGTCAGCAGCAGTGCAGCTATTGCTGGCACCAAGATTAACCCGTACTTTGGCAACCAAACTATTGCAACGACTGGCGTAGCAGGAGTTGGAGTTACAGCGCCATCTAACTTCAGTCGTTTTGAGGTGCGCGGCACCGCTAGTGGCCAAGACGTTCTGCATCTTTCTAATAGCACGGGAACTAACAACGGCGACGCTGAAAATCAAATCCGCGTCACTTGCAATGACAACGCTGCCTGGGCGGATCTAGACGTACAGGCGTACAACACTATCTTCACGCAGGACGGCACGGAAAAAGCTCGTATTTCAAACGATGGAAACATCGGCCTGGGAACGTCTACACCAACGGTTGGAAATAGTGGGGCAAGGCTCCTTCATATTCACAACACTGCATCCAGTGGAACCGCGCCTTCTGAAATTGTTTTTACCAATGGAAGCACTGGGCAAACTTCTGGGTCAGGCGGCACAGTTACTTACTACGAAAATGATCTCTATTTTTGGAATTATGAAAACCAAGATTTAATCTTTGGCACCAATGCAACAGAACGGGCCAGAGTAGATGGCGTAGGCCGTGTAATGCTGGGGACGACAACACCTGGCGTTGCTGATGCTGATCGATTAACTATTGCAAGTCCATTCAGCACGGGTATCACTATTCGTGGCAGCGCTTCAGGAAATGGCAATATCTTTTTCTCAGACGCCACAAGTGGGACTGGTCAATATGACGGCTTTATTCAATATCAACACGCAAGTCAAACATTAAAGCTTGGCGTTGCCTCCGCGGAGAAATTGCGCATTGATAGCTCTGGCCAAATTGGAGTTGGCCGAACTCCGTTTACTAGTGCGCCGGGCTATATGATGCAATTACGCGGGCCTGGCACTCAAACTTTCCTGCATTGTTCTACCTCTAGCCAGGGAAACACCCATGACGATGGCATCATTTTTGGGTCCGACACTTCCGCCGGTTATATTGTTCAGCGCGAAAATAATCCTCTAATTATTTCTACAAATAACACTGAGCGACTGCGTGTTCTTGCAGCTGGTGGCTTAACTTTTAATGGCGACACGGCGCAAGCAAACGCTCTCGACGATTATGAAGAGGGCGTTTGGACGCCATATTTTACTTCAGGCGGTGTAACTAACGCGTTTGCGTCTAACCTTTTTTCCAGTTACGGTCATCAAAAGGGTCGATACACAAAAGTTGGCAGGCATGTATTTTTAACGGGTTATATAGAAATATCAGGAACAACTTATGCAAATGGAGGAGCCGACAATCAAGACCTTGGCATCGCTGGGCTACCTTTTGCAACTGACAACAGCCAAACTTACCCCTCTATTTCTGTCGGATGGTTCAATAATTGGTCTGGTTGGAGTGCTAGTTACACTCCTATGGGGTATATCGAAAACAACACTTCTCACATCAGAATGACGTTTGCTGCTGCAAATGGTATTGATAGAATTCAAAGTAATCATGTTCAAAATGGCGGCGCAGGTATTCTATTTTCAGTGCATTATTGCGCATAAAAACGAGCCCGCGATGGCTTAAAACTACGCCTAAACCTGTTTCGTCTGGAGGACGTCCCTAATGGCCATCACAAAACGACTCGAATACAAAGAAGAAATCTTGCCTAATCAGGTCATCCAAATTCGCACCACTACTGTGGTCGAAGAGGATGGCGTCGAACTGGCACGCAACCACCACCGCCATGCTGTTGCCCCTGGCGACGACGTAAGCGGCGAAGCCCAGGAAGTGCAAGACATTGCAGCAGCCCTGTGGACGGCCGATGTAATCTCTGCCTATCAGGCCAGCATTGCTTCCTCTACCCTTGGTGAATGACCATGACACTTACTCAAGTCACCACTGGCGGCGTCGATGAAAACATCAACATCGACAGCAACACTCTGAAGGTTGACGGCACTAATAACCGGGTTGGCATAGGAATTTCGACCCCTGAATCTAAGGTTCACGTTTTTGATGGTAATCCTGAGGTCCAGCTGCAAAGCTCTGGCACCAGTACGACTTGTCAATACAGCATGTTGGGCCGTGACGGCAGCAACGTCGCCCACAAAGTCAACATTAAAACAGCAGCCAGCGCGTTAACTTTTGGGACTGGAGGTTCTTCGGGCAACAGCTATGTTCCTAGCGAGAGAATGCGTATCGATAGCTCTGGCCGAGTTGGCATTGCAAATACCGCCATGGGTTCGTACAACGGAGCTTCTAATAATTTAGTTGTTGGCAATCACACGGGAGCCCACGGCCTGACTATTGCGTCTCAAAACAATAATTCTGGGTACATTATGTTTGCTGACGGAACTTCAGGTCAGCAACAATATGAAGGACAAATTGAATACAACCACGCCTCAAATCATATGCGCTTTCTTACCTCAGGTAACGAGAGGATGCGCATTGATAGTTCTGGAAATTTTGGCATAAACACCTCGTCGCCAGGTCATCTTTTAACACTAAAAGGCACGCAAGCTTTTGAGGCAACTAACAGCACAAACGACTGGCTTGCTTAT